GAGGCGAAGGCGGGCAAGGGCAAGACCACCGCCCTTCAGGACAAGCACTTGTGTAGCATACACACGGCAGGGGGGATGGCGGTGATCGTCAACGAGGATACTTTGGACAGCCTTGAGAAGCTGCTGGCTAGCATATGAAAATCTACACAATAGACTTTGAGACGTTCTACAGTCCGCAGTACAGCTTGTCCAAGATGACCACGGAGGAGTACGTCCGTGGGGATGAGTTTGAGGTTATTGGGGTCAGTGTGCAGGAGGATGACGGCGAGCCTGTCTGGTGTTCAGGTACGCGCAAGGAGATCAAGGACTTCTTGCAGCAGCACGACATAGCGAACAACTTAGTCCTGGCGCACAACACCATGTTCGATGCGGCTATCCTGAGTTGGTACTTTGGGATTGTCCCGGCTGGGTGGCTCGACACCTTGAGCATGGGCAGGGCGTTGCATGGTAGTGAAGTTGGTGGTAGCTTGGCTGCGCTGGCCCAGCACTATGGGGTGGGGACTAAGGGTGACGAGGTGGTCAACGCCCTTGGGAAGAGACGCGCCGACTTCACTCCCGAGCAACTGCACACCTACGGGGAGTACTGCCGGAATGACGTAGCTATTACCTACGCGCTGTTCTGTGCAATGGAAGCTTTCCCCCCGTCCGAGCTTCGCCTGATCGACCTGACGGTAAAGATGTTCGCCGAGCCAGTCCTCCTGCTTGATGCTGATGTGCTGGAGCACCACAAGGTAGACTTGGATGACGCCAAGAAAGCTTTGATGAAGGCGATCTCTGCCGACCAAGAGACGTTGAACAGCAATCCCAAGTTTGCCGAGTTGCTCATAGGCTGGGGCGTCAAGCCTCCGATGAAGATCAGCCTCACGACAGGTAAGGAGACATACGCATTCGCTAAGACCGACGAAGGTTTGAAGGCGTTGCTTGAGCATGAGAGTCCAATAATACAGGCTCTAGTTGCTGCTAGGCTGGGGACCAAGTCCACGTTGGCCGAGTCACGGGTCCAACGGTTCATCGACATTGCCCAGCGCGGAGCGATGCCAGTGCCTCTGCGCTACTACGCTGCCCACACCGGGCGGTGGGGTGGTGACGACAAGATCAACTTGCAGAATCTTCCGCGCAGTGGGGAGCTAAAGAACGCCATCCGCGCTCCGATAGGGTATAAAATAATCGATTCGGATTCGTCACAGATCGAGGCTCGCACCTTGGCGTGGCTGGCCGAGCAGGATGATTTGACCCAGGCGTTTGAAGATGGGCAGGATGTCTACAAGATCATGGCATCTGCTATCTACAACAAGTTAGAGGCGGACATCTCTAAGCAAGAACGTTTTGTGGGTAAGACAACTATCCTAGGCTGTGGGTATGGGATGGGCGCAGCGAAGTTCCAGACGCAGCTAGCTGCTATGAATGTGGTGATGGATTTAGCTGAAGCACAACGCATCATCGATGTCTACCGCAAGACCTACCCTAAGATCGTCGCCTTGTGGGCGAGCACACAGAAAGCACTCAAAGCCATAGGGAATGATCAGTCCACTACGTTGGGTCGCCCTAACGTGTTAGGGGTAGATGGCAAGCAAGGCATCCTCCTGCCCAATGGATTACGGTTGAAGTACCCCAACCTACGGTCACACACTGACCCAGAGACACAGGAAACGGGGATGGTGTATGACACCAAGCGGGGTAAAGCTGTACTGCTCACCAAGATATACGGTGGTAAAGCAGTGGAGAACATTTGCCAAGCTCTTGCCCGGATCATCATTGGTGAGCAGATGCTGATGGTTGCCCGCAAGTACCGGGTGGTGATGACTGTGCATGATGCTATCGCTTGCGTTGTCCCTGAGAAGGAAGTCGGCACCGCCAGGGAATACGTCGAGATGTGTATGAAGATCAGGCCCAAGTGGGCGTTGGAACTCCCGCTTAATTGTGAGTCGGGATATGGTGATAGCTACGGAGAGTGTTGATGGGTTTACCTACTTGGTCGTACAGCAGCTTAAAAACATTTCAGCAGTGCCCTAGGAAGTACTACCACATAAAGGTAGCTAAGGACATCGTTGACTCGCAGCATAAGGCGGCGCTGTACGGGCAGGAGTTCCACACTGCCGCAGAAGTAAGCATCAGGGACGGGACCCCGCTCGACCCCCGGTTCTCTTACGCGGCACCTTTGATTGCCGCACTTGACGACATCAAGGGGGACAAGTACTGCGAGCTAGAGCTAGGTCTAACCGACGATCTCGGCACTTGCGAGTTTGACGCACCGGAAGTTTGGTGGCACGGGATCATTGATCTGCTGATCGTCGCCGACAACGTTGCGTACATGGTTGATTACAAGACTAGCAAGAACGCACGGTACGCGGACACCAAGCAGTTGGACTACATGGCGGTAGCAGTTTTTGCTAAGTTCCCCCAGATCAAGACGATCAAGTCCATGCTGCTCTTTGTTGTGAGCAATGAGTTTGTTAAGAAGAAGCACGTTATAGAGAAGAAGCAGGACTACATTAGCTCTGCCCTTCCCAGTCTTAAACGGTTGGAAACTGCGTTAGATAATGGTGTATGGAACCCAGTCCACGGTCCACTGTGTGGGTTCTGTCCCGTAAGAACTTGTGAATATAACCGGAGTTAATCATGGCATATACCAAATCCCCGCGCCCCTACAAGCATGAGTACGAGAAGCAGGTTGCCCGTGGCGAACATGAAGATCGGATGGAGCGGCAACGTGCTCGCCGAACGCTAGACAAGAAGGGTGTCAGTCGTGCGGGTAAGGATGTCTCGCATGTCAAGGCACTAGCAAAAGGGGGTAGCAACAGTGATGGCTATTTCTTAGAAGCCCCCGCTAAGAACCGCAGCCGGAACCTACACAAAAAAGGTGAATGAGTGGAATGTCTCGCAGGATATACGTGGCCTCGGCCCGAGGGGTTCCAACCCTTCGACCATCAGAAAGAAACCGCAGAGTTTCTAGTAACGAACCGTAAAGCCTTTTGCTTCAATGAGCAAGGTACAGGTAAGACAGCATCAGTTATTTGGGCAACCGACCACCTGATGAACCTAGGGTTAGTCAGGCGGGTGCTAGTCGTATGCCCCCTATCCATCATGCACTCAGCATGGCAGCTAGACTTGTTCAAGTTCGCCATACACCGGAAGGTAGCAGTTGCTTACGGAGCTTCCGCAAAGCGTAAGCAGATCATAGCGAGTGGGGCTGAGTACACCATCATCAACTTTGATGGGATGCAGATCGTCAAGGATGAAATCATCAAGGGTGGGTTCGACCTGATCGTTATCGATGAAGCGTCGGCGATGAAAAACGTGCAGACAGATCGGTGGAAGACACTCCGGGATATCTGCAAGCATGTCAAAGGGTTGTGGATGCTGACTGGCACGCCTGCCGCTCAGTCCCCGGTGGACGCATTCGGCTTAGCCAAGTTAGTCAATCCCAAGGGAGTGCCGCAGTTCTTCGGGGCGTTCAGGGACATGGTGATGACTCCGGGTGGGCCGTACCGATGGATACCCAAGCCTGGGGCGAAGGACATCGTGCATAAAATTCTACAACCTGCTATCCGCTTTGAGAAGTCGCAGTGTCTCGACCTACCAGCAGTGACCCACGTAGACAGAGAAGCCCCCATGTCTCCGCAGCAAGTCAAGTACTACAAGCAACTCAAGTCAGACAGACTCATTACCGCAGGCACAGAAGAGATCACTTCCGTTAACGCTGCTGTTTTGTTGACCAAGCTACTACAGCTTGCTTGCGGTGCAGTCTACACAAGCACCGGGGAGGTTATAGAGTTCGACGTAAAGAATCGGCTACATGCAATAAAGGAAGTGATTGAGGAAGCAACGGACAAGGTGATCGTGTTCGTGCCCTTCACCCATGTGATACAGATGGTCTACGAGTACCTAACGAAGGCAGGCATCACATGTGAAATTTTGAACGGCGAGGTGTCGGTGCCCCGGCGTAATGCTATAGTCGCCGACTTCCAAGGCAAGCACAACCCACGGGTGTTGATCGTGCAACCCAAGGCCGCATCGCATGGGCTGACCCTCACTGCTGCGAACACGATCATCTGGTACGCGCCCGTCACAAGCGTGGAGACGTACCTGCAAGGCAATGCCCGCATCGACAGACCTGGGCAACGCAACCCGATGACCATCGTACACATCAAGGGCAGTCCCGTAGAGGACAAGCTGTACAAGATGCTGCGCAACAACATCAGCAACCACGCGCAAATAGTTGACTTGTACCGTCAAGAATTAGCAGACACCGCTTGACAAAGCAAAGTGCCCCCGTACACTCAAGACGTAACGTAACATCAGAGGCAAAGGAGCCGTTAGTGGAAGACGAAGCAGTGGTCGAAGACATATCTCTGGACAAAATTACAGAGGTGTACATCAAGATGAGAGATAAGAGGAGTGACCTAAAACATAAATTTGACAGTGAGGACGGGGCGATTCAGGAGGAGATGAAACTTCTTGAAGAGCAGATGCTAGATGTGTGCAAGCGCATGTCTGCCGAGAGCATCAGGACAAAGATGGGCACCATCATCCGGTCGATCAAGACTAGGTACTGGACGAATGACTGGGACTCGATGCGGACGTTCATCAAAGACAATGACGCATTCGACCTGTTAGAGAAGAGACTGCATCAGACAAACATGCGGCAGTTTCTGGAAGAGAACCCCGACGTTCTTCCTATCGGACTGAATGTCGATAGAGAATTTACCGTAGTCGTTAGACGAGCAAAATAAGGAACATAGAATGAGCAACGTAACCATATTCAGCAAGCAAGAACTCCCCGACTTCCTGCAAAACGCAGGCGTTAGCGAACTGACCAAGCAGATCGCTGGTCGTGCCCGTGTCAAGCGTATCGTCCCCAAGAACGGGATTTTCCGCAAGGTTGTCGGCGGCGAGGAGATGGGCAAGGTCAAGGGCAACCTCGATGTGGTCATCG